TCATTCTCCGTTCCGAGCCAAAAACCGATGTTATGATTTTTGCCGTATGGCAGGAATCACGCTCGCACAGGCGGAAGTTCAACTTGCCTTGTGGTTGGCTGCTGATGCAGCAGTGGCCACAGGTCAATCCTATACTATTTCTGGTCGCTCTCTTACCCGCGCTAATGCACGGGAAATCCGAGAAAACATCACGTATTGGGATAAGCAGATCAAACGCCTGACTCGTGGCGGTATTCATGGCAGGGGGGTGACACCATCATGAGCCTGAATCCCATCCAGATCAAGGGTCGACAAGGCTCTATCACCATCACTCCGAATCTAGCCGATAAGGTTGTCAATTATTTCTCTCCTCAAAAGGCATTGGATCGCATGAGGGCCAGAACCCACATGGCGATTATCGGCCAGTATGTGGGGGCTTCGAAGAGTAAGCGGTCTTTGATGCAATGGAGGGCGACGGCTGGATCTCCCGATAGCGATGTACTTTGGGATCTCCCGACGTTGCGTGCTCGGTCCCGGGACATGATCCGCAACATGCCATTGGCGACGGGGGCGGTCAATACCGTTTGCACAAATGTCGTCGGTACAGGAATCAAACTGCAATCTCGCATTGATCGTTCATTACTTCACCTTACAGACGCACAGGCCGATTCGTGGGAAAGCCAGGTCGAGCGAGAATGGCGGCTATTCGCCGAATCACGAGAATCTGACGCCACGCGGATACTCGGATTCCATGAAATGCAGAATCTGGTTTTTCGTCAGGTGTTGGAAAACGGAGACGTATTTGTGCTTTTGCCCAGATTTGCTCGTCTTGGATCTCCCTATGAACTGAAGTTGCAGATCATCGAAGCGGATAGGATATGCAACGAAAAGAACTTGAGCGACACAAACGAGCTGGCTGGTGGAATAAAAAAGGACAAATACGGTGCCCCCATTGAATATCACATCATGCGCTCGCATCCGGGCAATCTTTACGGAATGAAAAAAAACGAATGGGACAAAATACCTGCATTCGGGAGAAAAACCGGACTTCCGAATATCCTGCATCTCTTTGTCATGTTGAGACCCGAGCAGACGAGGGGTGTCCCATATCTTGCTCCGGTCATTGAGCCGTTGAAACAGCTTGATCGATACACAGAAGCCGAGCTGATGGCCGCCGTGGTTAGTGGATTGTTCACGGTTTTTATCAAAACCGAAAGCGGAGATGAAGGTCTTGATCTCACCGACATGGCCGATGAAACGGGAGCCAAAGCATCTGATACTGATTATAAACTTGGCAATGGTGCCGTTCTCAGTCTTGGGAAGGATGAGAGCATCGAAAGCGCCAATCCCATGAGGCCGAACGCGGCTTTTGATCCTTTTGTCATGGCTGTGTTACGACAGGTGGGCGTTGCCTTGGAGTTGCCCTTTGAGATCCTGATCAAGCATTTCACGGCTTCATATAGTGCTGCTCGTGCGGCACTTCTTGAGGCGTGGAAGTTTTTCATGGCTCGCAGAATGTGGCTTGCCAGGAATTTCTGTCAGCCGGTCTATGAGACGTTTCTGTGGGAAGCCGTGGCTTCCGAGCGGATTGTTGCTCCCGGGTTTTTCCAGGACCCATTGATTCGAAAAGCATATTGCGGGGCTGAATGGGTGGGGCCGGCCAAGGGCATGATTGATGAACTGAAAGAAGTACAGGCCGCTGAGAAACGGATTGATATGGGTGTGTCGACGCTTACAGAGGTGACTGCGGAACTCACGGGCGGCGATTGGGAGAAGAAACACTCCCAGAGCGTGAAAGAACATGCCATGCGTGACGAGGCCGGATTGATAAAACAAAAAACACCATTCGCACCAGGAGGATAAGAAAGTGCCGTATCCCAATGAGCACTCATGTCGTTTGCAAGATCCTGATCAATATCAGGAATTTCGCCGGGTGAATAATGATCGCAAGTCCGGTGGCAAACCGATCCATGTGATCTACGGAATCAAAAGCAAAGACGGCAAGAGGATGAGCGAGGAGCAGGCATATCGCTATCCGACGAGAAACTGGAATGAGGGCGAAGCCAAAAGCCATTGTCAGGAACATGATGGCAGTTTCGAGGCTGCGAAAAAGGGGAAAGAAGGCGTGACAACGAAGATATTTGACATCCTGACGGCACCGTGGTCGATCATCCCCGAGAAGCTACTTGAAATTCAAGAGATTTATCGCACGCATCTGCGCGGGGAAAAGATCGATATCAACAAGATCGAGGCAAAAACGGGAGAATCCCTGAGTGATGAAGGCGAACGTTACGAGATCGTCAATGATATCGCCATCATCCCCGCTTACGGGATCATCGCCAAGCGGATGAACCTATTTACGAGGATTTCCGGCGGTGTTTCGACGCAACTGCTCACGCGAGATGTTGCCGAGGCGTTGGCCGACAATTCCATCAAGGGACTCATTCTTGACATCGATTCTCCAGGTGGGACTGTAGACGGGACGCAGGAACTCAGCTCTTTGATTTACAAGAATCGGAGACAGAAACCGATAGCTGTTTTCAGCGACGGAGTATTGGCCTCCGCAGCTTATTGGATCGGAAGCGCAGGCCATGAAATATGGATTTCCAGCGATACCGTCCAAACAGGGTCGATAGGAGTGGTGGCCACGCACGTTGATCGCTCGGAATACGAGAAGAAGCTGGGCTTTAAGACAACAGAAATCTATTCGGGAAAGTACAAACGGATAGCCTCAGAGTACCAGCCGCTGAGTAAAGAAGGAAAGGAATATCTCCAGGGCGAAGTCGATTATCTCTATTCTGTGTTCGTCAACGACGTGGCACGCAATCGCAATGTCGATGTTGATCACGTTATCAAGCAGATGGCCGATGGCAAGGTTTTCATCGGCAGACAAGCGCTTTCAAACGGGCTCGTGGACGGTGTTTCCACGATGCCCGAGTTAATAGATCGAATGACCGCCGGTGACGTGGTCATGGTGCCTCCAAAGGCACACATCCAAAAGGAGGACAGAATTATGGACGTGAATGTGAAGATATTGCAGGAAGAGCATCCCGAAGTCTTCAAGGAAATTCACGACGCGGCTTATGCCGAAGGTCTTAAGACGGGCAAGGAAGCGGAACTTGAGCGGATCAAATCAGTGGAGGAACAGCTTGTTCCTGGACATGAAGAATTGATTGCAGCTCTGAAATTCGACGGGAAGACTACCGGAGCTGAGGCCGCCGTGAAGATCATCGCAGCCGAGAAGGTCATGCGAGATAAGAAGCTCGAAGAGATCAGGGAAGATGCCATTGAACCCGTGGCCCATGCCAATTCGCCAGAAGTAGAAATCGCGAAAGGTGAGCCTAGTTTTATGCAATTGGTAGAAGAATATATGAAGGATGCTGATTGCTCCAAGGCGGCTGCCATACGGGAGATGGCCAAGAAACATCCTGAAGCTCACAAGAAGTACATTGAGGAAGTAAATAAGTAACGCGACATGCGTAAAGGAGGATTCCTATGTGGAACGAAGGAATTAAGACATTCAAGGCAGGTGAGGCTTTAGAGGCTCGCCGCCGAGTGAAAATTGAATCTGGAACAACCAATGATCCGCCAGAGGTTGTTTATGCGGATGCAGGCGAAAGTTTCATCGGTGTGACGGAATATGCGGTCGCCGACGGTGATATGGTCAGTGTGAGAATGGTTGGCATCGGTGCGGTGGAAATCGAATGCCTAGTCGATTCGGCCATTGCCAGAGGGACCGTGTTATATGGCGGGGCCGATGGCGTGGTGACGGATGCTTCCAGCGGTTCGGCTCAGGCGATTGCCCTAGAAGTTGGGGCTGATGGACAACACATTCTGTGCGCTGTCTGGAATGTCATGTCTACAACGGCAGCGACCGTCAGCATTGCCGATGCCGGTGGGTTCACGAGCGCAGCAACGGTAGAGGCAGCACTCGCCGAAATTTACCAACATCTTGTTTCAGCCCAGAAAACCGTCCCCGTGCCACTCGGTGCGATGACGATGGAAGATGGCACAGCTTTGACCAAGCAGGCCACGACTGTTGCCGGATTTTCACAGTTGAGTAACGCAGAACAGGTCATCAACATTCCCATAAACTGCACCTCCGGCCTATCCTTGTGCAGTCGGTGATACTGCCAATGCAGATATCCAAGACACTGCCGCACAGACAATCACGGAAGCGGCCAGCGAATTGACATTCACCTGTGGAGCTGACGGTGTTTTAGCTGCCCCAGGAACCTTGACGGTAGTACTCGCCCTTGGCGGTACAAATGACGGAGATGCTGTCTATATTTATGGCGCATGGGTCGAATATACCGCGCAAATCTTGGCGTCGTAACAAAGACGGCAAAAGGAGGAATATAACTCATGAGAGCTAAAACAGATTCAGCGATTTATCGACCGGATCTTGGAATCCAGGTCATGGAATATGTCGAAGGTCTGACAATGGGATACATCGGTTTGCAAATTATGCCGATTTTTGAAGTAAGCAAACAGTCTACGAGTTTTCCAGTTGTTCCTAAAGAGGCTTTGCTATCCGTGCCGGAAGTTGAGCGAGCTCCGCGTGGTACTTATAACCGCGGTGACTGGGAATACGAACGGGGGCTTTTTGCTACGTCTGAAAAGGGCTGGGAAGAGCCCATTGACGATAGCGAGGAAGGATTGGCGGCCCAGGAAGGTTTGGATCTTGGATTTATCGCCACAAAACGGGCGATGGGTCATATTCTCCGCGCACAGGAAAAGCGCATCGCAGCCAAGGTATTCGATGCCGTCACATTCACTCCAGTCACGATTACGGAGGAATGGGATGATGCGACGAACGCAGTGCCCATTGATGATATAGAGACCGGCAAACTCGCCATGCGAAGCGCCTGCGGGATGCTACCGGATTGCCTGGTGATCGCCTATAGCACATTTAGCAACCTGAAGCAGTGCGATCAGATCGTGAACAGATTAAAGTACACTTTTCCTGGTATCGACATCAATCGCATGAACTCAGCACAGTTGGCAGCGGTTTTCGACGTGCCGGAAGTGCTTATCGGTGGAGCGGTTTACAACACGGCAGGGCGCGGACTTGATGCCTCGATTTCGGATCTTTGGGATCATGAATACGCAGCCTTGATCAAGCGCAGCATGGGTAACGACATTTCGGCACCGGGTTTTGGGCGTACATTTCTATGGACGGAGGACAGCCGGCAGAATCCGATCGTGGAGCAATATCGCGAGGAAGCACGCAGAAGTGACATTTATCGCGTGCGACATCATGTGGATGAGCGACTGATCCAATCATTTGATAATACGGGTGCGGTGAAAAGCAACATTGCTGACGCCTGCATCTATCTGATGGACAACATCACGACCTAAGAATGGTTCGGGGGAGGTCAATCCTCCCCCAAGTTCTTGTTGGGGGAAAATGTGACGCTTGCTGAACAAATCAGCGCTGACCGGGACACATATTTTAACGATTGGGGGAAAACAGTCAGCTACACGCAGACGAGGCGCAACGAGACATCAAGCATCACGGCGATATTCACGAATGAATTTGAATTGGTCGATCTCGTTGATCACCAAGTCGAAACCATGATGCCGGAAT